CTTCCGGCGCGACGACTTCACCCCCATGACGCCCGAGGATCTGGGCAGCCCGAAGAACTTCTATGTCGGCGTGGACTTTGCCATCTCTAAGGCGGATCGGGCGAACCAGACGGCCATGGTCATCGGCGGCGTGGACCCTAACAACTTCCTGCACATAGTCGACGTCCGGTGCGGGCGCTGGGACTCCCTCGAAATCATCGACGAGATGTTCCGCATCCAGCAGCAATACAAGCCGCAGCTTTGGATCTTGGAGCAGGGCATGCTGGAGAAGTCCCTAGGGCCGGTCATTAACTTCGAGATGGTGCGCCGTGGCATCTTCTTCCAGATCGTCACCGTCGCGCCGACGAAGGACAAGCTGACCCGCGCCCAAGGCATTAAGCTGCGGATGCGGGCGCGCGGAGTGAAGTTTAATAAAGCTGAAGATTGGTACACACCTTACGAGATGGAGTTACTCCAGTTTCCTAGGAGTGGCAAGGATGACAGGGTAGATGCCACTGCTTGGCTGGGTCTTTATCTCGACGATCTGCAAGGAAGTTTGACCGTTAAAGATTTAGCTGAGTTAGAATGGGAAGAGGAAATGGCAAATTGTTAGAGAGAGGATGGGCGCAATGAAATCACCGGCTACTAATCCAGCAGTTATCGACACCCTTATCGAGGACGAGTTCAACCGCCTCCTAGAGGACTTCGGCAACCCTGCCCTTCCCCAACACCAGTACGCAACTCTGCGCGGCGGCTTCTATGCAGGCGTAGCGGCAGCACTCTACATCCTCAACAACGAAGGGGCCTTCACCCCTGCCTCCGCTGCCGTCTTATCCTTCCTCACCAATGAACTCGAAACCTACTCCCCAGAAAGGTTGAATTAGTCATGCTTAAGGATCTATCCCTGAATCTGAAAGAGTTGATTCGCTCCCACAATATTAGCCCTAAGCTTGATAAGGAGACTATCGAGCAACTAGGGCAAATGGTTATTGAGAACTTCGATGCAGATGATCGGAGCCGGGCAGAGTGGAAGCGGAGGAATGAGGTGGCTCTGAAGCTGGCCCTTCAGGTTGCGGAGAAGAAGACCTTCCCCTGGCCAGATGCTGCTAACGTTAAATTCCCCCTCCTTACCATCGCTGCCATCCAGTACCATAGCCGGGCGTATCCGGCACTGATTTCTGGCCCGACCCCGGTCGCCTGCCGGACGATGGCCCCGCCACCTAGCCCGATGCAGTTCCCCCCTCAGCCGGAGCAGGCAATGCAGATGCTCCAGCAAGCCCAGCAGAAGGCGCAACAGGGGCAAGAGGGCGGGCAGCAGCAGCCGCCTAGCCAGCAGGAGCAGCAAGCGCTCCAGAAGGCCCAGCAAGAGGTGCAGAAGTTCCAGCAAGCCGTGCAGGAGATCAAGCAGAAGTCCCAGAAGGAAGCTGCTGCCTACTACAACGCCCAACTTCAAGCGCGCCGTATAGCCGAACACCTCTCCTACCAGATCCTAGAGGAAGACCCACAGTGGGAAGAGGAGATGGATAAGCTGCTTCTGATCCAGGCTATTGCTGGCTGTGCCTTCAAGAAGACCTACTTCGACCCTGTCGCCGGAGTCAACCGGAGTGAGTGCGTCAATCCTAGAGACCTAGTGGTCTCCTACTTCACCAAGCACCTAGACACCAGCCCTCGCACCTCTCACATCATCCGCCTGAGCCGCAATGACATCAAGGAGCGGCAAGTCAGAGGGGTCTACAACGAGTTCGACGACTTGGGCGACAGCGAGGAACCGCATCATCCCTCTACCCTAACCTCCCAACTAGATGTCGGCGCGGACGAGCGGGCGGGAGTAGCCCCCAACCCTAGCGACCTCGAAGCCCCCTACGAGCTAATTGAGCAGCACTGCTGGATTGATATGGACGGTGACGGGTACAAGGAACCGTACATAGTGACCGTAAGGTATGATACTAGGCAGGTGATGAGGATCGTTGCCCGCTTCACTAGCACTGACGTTGACTACGACCTAGAAGCAGGTCACGTAATCCGCATCAACCCAACAACCTACTTCACCAAGTATCCATTCATCCCATCCCCTGACGGAGGCTTCTATGACATTGGCTTTGGTTCCCTACTTGGTCCTATTAATCATTCTATCGATACATCCATTAACCAGCTCCTTGATGCTGGTTCTCTTAGCAATGCAGGCGGAGGTTTTCTAGGCCGAGGCTTCAAGGGTAGGAAAGGGGATATGCGGTTCAAGCTGGGGGAGTGGAAGCAGACCGACTCGACCGGAGAGGATCTGCATAAGAGCATCTATCCACTACCGGTGAAGGAGCCTTCCCAGACCCTCTTTGCCCTCCTCCAACTCTTGATCCAGTATGGGCAGCAAGTGGCAGGCGCGACGGACGTCATGCAAGGGCAGGCACCCGGGCAGAACACCCCAGCCGAGACCAGCCGCAACACTCTAGAGCAAGGGATGAAGGTCTTCAACGGCATCTACAAGCGCACCCACCGGGCCTTCACCCAGGAGTTGCGCAAGCTCTATGAGTTGAACAAGATCTTCCTGGCTGACGAGAGTGTCTACTACACGCCGAAAGAAGAGGCTAGTAGCAAGATCTTCAACGCCGATTACAGTGGCAAGGCGGGGATGATCCGCCCTAGTGCCGATGCCTTCTACATGAGCGATAGCCAGCGGCTTAATCAGGCAACAGCAGTGCTTCAGGCAGCGCACTCATCGCCTGGCTACAACCTCTACGTCGCGAACAAGAAGTATCTCGAGGCGCTGAAGGTAGCGGACGTAGATGAGTTGCTCCCTGATCCGAAGGGGCCGAATGCCATTCCACCTCCCCCCAATCCTAAGATGCAGGTTGAGCAACTCCATGCCCAGATCAAGCAGGCTGAGATCCAGCTTAAGGTGAAGATCGCGCAGATGCAACTTGCCGCCGATGCCGAGAAGGTTCAGGCCCAGATCCAGAAGCTCAACGCCGAGGCTGCCCTTGCCCTGGCCGAAGCCAACGGGGTAGATACTGGCCACCAGATCGCCCTCATCAATGCCCAGATCGCCATGAAGAAGCAGGAGCATGAAGGCCAGCTTCGCTCCATCGAGATCATGCACAAGGTGATGGTCGATCAGCACGAGATGAAACAGGAGGCAGCTAATGCTAAACCATGATGAGTACAATGATTGGCTACAGCATCCAGTCACAGAGAAGTATCGAGAGTATCTGCGGAAGTTAAGGGTGGATATTATGGAGAATTGGGCATCCGGTCAGTACACTGCTGAGTCGGCTGAGGGGACTGCCCAGAAGAATGCAGTTGGCTTAGGCCAGCTTCAGCTAGTGGAAGACCTACTTACTTTAACTCATGAGGACATATGAACAGCTTAGACAGTCTTATCGATGCCAGTTTCAAGCAGATGGAAGCCAAGGAGGTGAGCGCCTTCTCCGACAGGGAGACCTGCCAGGAGCTACCCATTGATGGCGGGTTCGAGCCTGCCAATAACAAGGTGGTGGTGCTGCCCGATCCCATTATGCGCGAGTCGGCTGGAGGTATTGCCCTACCCGATGAGTTGATCTTCAAGGAGGAGATGGCCCAGATCTTTGCCACCCTCGTTGCAGTCGGCCCCGACGCCTGGGGAGATAAGCGGGCAGCAGCGGCAGAGGTGGGGGACCGGGTGATGATCGCCAAGTTCACCGGCCAACTCTTCACTGGCCCGGACAACCGGCGCTATCGGGTCATCCACGACATGGACATCATCGGAAAGATTACTAGAGAAGGAGTTAGGAAATAATGAGAATTCATTATCCTCAAATGAAGGTGGATGGCCGCATTATGGCTGTACATACTTACATGGTGGAGCAAGCTGTTGGCAGGAGATTAAAGAAGCCGGAGGAAGTCCATCATGTAGATGGTAACCCCCAGAATAATTCTCCAGACAATCTTGTTGCCTGTCCTAGTCGTGAATATCACAAGCTACTTCATCAACGGACAAAGGCATTAGATGCATGCGGAAATGCCAATTGGAGGCAGTGTAAGTTCTGTAGAAAGTATGATGATCCGCAGAATCTCACCTTTACAAGTTCATACAATCTTTATCACAAGGTCTGTAGTGCTGCTTACAGGCTACAATGTTTAAAAGCTAGAAAGGAAATGAAATGAAGAACTATCGTATGCGGCAGTATCGGGCTGAGGCTGGCGAAGGCGACCACGGCGGTGGTAGCAGCCTAGAGTCTGGTGAGCAGGAGCAGTCCGTCCCACAGGAGATCCTTGACGAGGCACTCGCCGAAGGCTGGCGGCCCGAGGATGAGTATAATGGCAAGGCTCCCTGGGTCGATGCTGAGACCTTCGTTAAGCGCGGGCGCGAGATCAACCCTATCCTGAAGAAGAACAACGATCGCCTGCTGGCCGAGATCAAGGCCCTGAAGGCTGAGGTCGATTCGAGTAAGATGAGTGTCAAGAAGCTGGAAGAGCACAATGCTAGCATCGAGGCTAAGGCCTATGAGCGGGCACTGAAGGATCTGAAGGCACAGCGCCGCGAAGCGATGAAGCAAGGCGATCTGGATGCAGCGGTGGATATCGAAGATGCCATCGAGACCATGGAGGAGAGCAAGCCAACTCCCGTGGCAGCCCCCGAGGCTACCGTTGAACCTAAGATCGATCCAGTCTTTACTGCCTGGGCCACTCAGAACAAGAGTTGGTACAATGACCAGAACCCCGAGATGCTGGACTATGCTAATGCTGTTGGCCTCCGGCTGCGCCGTCAAGATGGCGACAATAAGCTGGTCGGCGAACCCTTCCTTGAGGAGATCCTTAAGGCTGTGAAGAAGCAGTTCCCCGAAAAGTTCACCTCGCGCCGTGAAGCTGCCAGCGCGGTAGAGGGTAGCAGTGGGGGCAGGAGCAGCGGCAATGGCGACACTCGGATGGCTGACCTCCCGGCCGAAGCCCGGGCAGCGTTCAAGGAATTGGCTAAGGAAGAGTGGTATGTCTCCCTGGCAAAGAGCCAGAAGCTGACCCCAGAGCAACTTTACATCAAAGATTACACCCTCTAACTAGGAACTATCATGAAATTCAACAAGCCAACACCAACTGGTCCAGTCCCTCGCAGGAGTGGTGAAGAGATTGCTACCGGCAATAAGGTAGCGCTGGACTCGTTCAAGAATAGCGAAGCACCGGCTACGGAGGAGTTTAAGCGTATTCCTTTCGGATCGGCTCAATTTAAGCTTGACGCCACAGAAATCCCGGGGTATCATCTACACTGGATTAACGATTGGCATCCTCAGTACGCTGATCGCATCACCCAAGCAATACAAGCAGGCTACAAATTTGTATCACAGCAGGAATCAGAGACGGCTCGTCTTCTCGGTGCTCCCACCGCAGATGTCTCGGGTCAAAGAGTTAGCCGCACAGTAGGCACAAGACCATCTGGCGAACCTATTACCGCTTACCTAATGAAGATCCCTACAGAATGGTGGATCGAACATCAGAAGCCGGTCTGGGATCGGGCAGATGCAGTCGACAATGCCATCCGTCGCGGGGCGTCTAGCGCTAAGGTCGAGAACGGGTACAACCCCGCTGCCGACCCTATTAAGCTAACCTCTAAACTGCAACATGGCAACGACGAGTAATCTCCGAGAAGCCATGTAACTAAGGTGATATAGATCATGGCTAACCCGAATGCTCCCCACGGGCTAAACCCCGTAATGAGTTTCTCCGGCCAGCAATGGAACTCGGTAGCCCGGCTCTACTCCATCCCTTCGACAGACGGCAATGCCTATGCCATTGGGGATGTTGTGAAGTCGGCTACCGGCTCTGATGCCGCTGGTGTGACTCGCGTAATTCAAGCTGCCGCTGGCGACGTAGCCCGTGGTGTTGTGGTCGGTATCGTTGTGGCTCCTACGGCCGCCCAGATGCCAGTCCCATCGCAAGTTCCCAACCTCAACGTCATGACAATCCCGGCCACCAAGGCTTCGGATTACTATGTCTATGTGGTGGACGATCCGCTGGTGATCTACGAAGTGCAGTGCAGCAATGCTACTGCCATGACAGTGACCAGCATGAATGCGAACATCGTCACTGCCGCTCTCGGCACCAACATCCTGAGTCAGACCAAGCTGGACAATGCAAGTATCGCAACGACCAACACTCTGCAACTCAAGATCCTCGGCCTCGCTCAGCGAGTCAATGTCGATAAGACAGCTAACGCCCCCCTGTTGGTCAAGTTCAATACCCATGAACTGACTACAGCTACCGGCACAACTGGAGTCTAATCATGGCTGGAATCATTAATACCAGTTCCCATCCCAAGGCTCTTTGGCCTGGGGTGAAAGCTTGGTGGGGTCGTACATATGCAGAGCATGCCGAAGAATGGCCAATGCTCTATGATCGCGCAACCTCGAAGCAGAACTATGAAGAGGATGTTCAGATTACAGGGTATGGTCTGGCCCCAGTGAAGAGCGAAGGGTCTGCGACTGCCTACGACAGTGAGACACAAGGCTGGATCTCGCGCTACATCCATGTCACCTACTCCCTCGGCTACATCGTGACCCAGGAAGAGTTGGAGGACAACCTGTACACCGAGATCAGTAATCGGCGCGCTGGCTCCCTGGCCTTCTCCTTCCGTCAAACGAAAGAGAACGTGGCTGCCAACGTCTACAACCGGGCGTTCAATGCATCGTTCGTCGGTCCTGATGGCGTAGCCCTCCTGTCCACGGCTCACGTGAACACCAGTGGTGGCACCTTCTCGAACAAGCTGGCTATCGACGCCGACCTGTCCGAGGCCAGCCTGGAAGACCTGATCGTTCAGATGATGGGCGCGCAGGATGATAAGGGCCTGCTCATCAACGTCATGCCTAAGTGCCTGATCGTCCCTCGGCAAGAGTGGTTCAACGCGAACCGCATCCTCAAGACAGTGTTTCAGCCTGGTACTGCCAACAACGACATCAACGTGTTGAAGGCTACCAACGCGATCCCAGAGGGGATCTACATGAACCACTATCTGACCTCTGCCCATGCTTGGTTCATCCGAAGCAACGTGCAGAACGGCATGAAGATGTATCAGCGGGTGCCTATCTCGTTCGAGCAAGACAACGACTTCGACACCGGCAATGCCAAGGCCAAGTCCCGTGAGCGTTACAGCTTCTATTGGACCGATCCACGCGGCCTCTGGGGCAGCAATGGGCCATAAGCCTAAAGCAACCGTCAGCGCTAACATATCGGCGCTGATGGGCTATAAGCCTAAGAAGCAGGCTGTCCGTCCGAAGCCTACCTCTAAGCCTAGTCCTAGTCCGAAGCCCAAAGCAAGGAGCAAGAAATGAAGAAGCCAGCTAGCAAGAGTAAGAAGACTTCTTCTGCTGGAGTTCGCTCCTTTACGCCTGCGGCCAAGGGGAAGACTAAGTCTCCCTTCGGGAAGGTGCAGAAGCGCAAGACACAGAAGTTGAAAGGATAGAATCATGGCTGGCGGCGGACATAGTAGCAGAAGCAGGAAAGACTATCGGGATGCCGTGCAGAAGGTAGGCGTCTCTCTCCCTAATCAGCCCTTTGTGCAAGTGCCGCAGAAGGCTAATCCAGTTACACACAGAGATCCCGGACTTGGTGCTAAGACCCATGTCCATCCATTCAAAGCTGCAAAGAAGTCTATCTAGGAGCCTATCATGGCAGCAGGTGCTTACAATCAACCGCCAGTCAGGACTCCTGCTGGCTCTACCTCGGACCAAGTGTGGCAGCCTCTAGCCGACTGTGGCGCAGGCAACCCCTTCTTCTACCACAGCTTCTATGATGACATGGACTCCTCCCTGTCGACTACCGGCGCGTGGACTCAGACGAAGACCAACACTGGGACTATTGCGAACGTAGCTGGCGATGGTGGCCTGGGCCTCTTCACAACTGCTGCACTGACCACTGACCTCTGCTCGATCCAGCTTCCTTTCGCTAACTTCAACCTGACTGCTGGCCAGAAGCTCTTCTTCGAGACCCGGTTCAAGACAAGCGATTGGACCAACGCTGCCTTCATCTTCGGCCTGATCCAGACCACTACCACTCCCTTTACCCCTACCGACGGGATCTACTTCTCTAAGGTCACTGGCTCTACCTCCTTCACTATCAACAGTGCGGTGGGTTCGGTCATTACCAGCGCGACGATCCCAGCGGCCGCCCTAATTGTCTCCAACAACGTCAACCTCGACTTTGCCTTCTACCTGAACCGGCAGGGCGATGTCCTGGCTTTCGCGGACGAGTTCCTTGTTGGTTTCATCCCGCAGTCGGGTACTGGCATCACTAGCCCTCCGAATGCTGGCGCGCTGGCCCGCCTCACAGCGCCGACCCTCACTGCTGTCAACCTCAATCCAACGATGGCCATCCAGTCCGGCACCGCCACAGTGAAGACCCTGACCCTGGACTTCATCGGCGCATTCAAGGAGCGCTAAGATGACTGTTACCGCTACTATCCAACTCTTGGAGGATGGGCGTGAGAACACCATCCTGCGGTTTGTGGGTACTATTGATGCCACACCACAAGGTAACACAGTCCTTATAGACCCAGCGACCCTCACTGACATGGGGCCATTCGCTGGGTTGAAGGCTGGCAACCTCCGGGTGAAGAAGGTTATCTTTGCTATGGATGATGCTGTCTCCATGAACCTCTTCTGGGATGCGACTACCCCAGTCGAGTTCGAGTCCCTTGAGGGCAGAGATACCCATGACTATCGTGATGCTGGTGGCCTTCAGAACAACTCTGGAGTCGGCCGGACAGGGAAGATCCTGTATGCCATTACCTTTAATGGTACAGCCCCGACAACATCCGACTTCGCTATCAGCCTCTACCTGGGGAAACAGACATGATGATAACTGACTTCACTATTGGCGATCTGGTCATGTGGAAGGGCATCGAGTGTAAGGTAGTCGCTATCAACGAGGATACCATCCAGGCCAACAAGACAGATGAAGGC